ATCCGCCTTGTCGTCAGCGGGGATGACCTTGCCTGAGGGTCTATTCTGTCTCTGCTCGTTGGTCACCTGCCGCACGTGCTGGGGTAACTTGTTGATGGTCAGACATGGCCGTGCGTTGAGGGTCTGCCCCTGCAGCGACCCGCGGGATGAAATCACATCCGCAGGCCACTGGTACTGATTGTCAGGGTCGCCTGCGAAGAACCGGAGGTCATCCAGTTCGTTCTGCCTCGACGGGCTGTATGAACCAAGTGCGGCGGTGAACCTTGACCGCATAGCGGAAAGCATCTCTTCCTGCGGTTTCGTCTGTTTTGCCATCTATGCTCCTAACCAGGATGTAGTTGTTGCAGTGCTGTTTTGTGAATAATAAGTCTTTTTTCGCTCAATTCCTTGCCTTGATTCACGATGCCCGAGCTGGAACGACAGACTGAGCGCAATCGCGTCCGCGCTGTCAGGGGAGGATAACCCTCTTTTTTTCATATCCTTTTTGCTCTCAAGCTGCATAGCCCCCATCGAATCATACTTCACCATCGGTGCGGAAAGGTCCCCTTTCAACCACTTGTCCTGCGGCAAAGACCCGGTCTTCAGCCACTCGCGCATTTCGCCCCATATCTCCGCGCGCTTGTTGACATACATCTTCCTATTGCGCGATGAAGCCCCGAAGTTGACCCCCTTCACCTTATACCGCTGCTCCTTGAGTCTGTCCACCACGCCCGCGCCGAGGCCCCCTTCATCAATAGCCACAAGCGCCGGACGGAACTCCTCGATGGCGTCAATCACCCTGCCGACCACCTCCATCGTATCTTCCCCCCTGTGGCGTCGTATCTCAAGAATATTGCGCCCCTGCCTAATAGCTATGACCGTACTGTCCGACCCAAACCGGGCGGGGTCCACCCCGATGGCAATAGGCGCGGTCGGGTCCAAATCCACATTTCTTTCCATCGCATCCTCAACCATCCGCGGTGAAATGAACAGCTCATCCCCTGCATCGGGAAACTGCCCGTACACCTCGACGTTCGCCTGGTAACTGTCGGGGCCGAACTCCGCGATGATAGACTCGTAAAACGCACTGTCCGTGCCCTCCACCGTGCGGGCGTCGATGTTGTCCGTGCGCCAGAAGTCCCGTTTCGCGTTGAAACACTCGTAGAAATACCCGCTGTTGCGCCTTGGGTTCGAGAACGCCATCCAGAACCTGTTGGGTGTGTCCTCCGTAAAGAAGCCCTGCGCTACTGACCAGATGCTGTCGGGTATACCGCTCGATTCATCAAATATCAGCATCACCCCGGCGAAGTTATGAATACCCGCATAAGCGTCGGGGTTCTCTTCACTCCACAACTTGCCCTCCACACCCCAGTACCGTGTGCCCATCTTCAAGTCCCGTTCTACCAGCTCAGTCACCCACTTCGCAGGAATGACCCTTGTCGCGCTGATTTCAAACCAGTGGCTGTTCAGCGCCATACTGAGCCACTTGGTTATCTCCGCCCAGGTCACGCCGCGGAGCTGGTTTTCACTGTTCGCCGACACGATGCAGGTCGAACCAATGCGTGTCGAGACAAACCAAACCACAAGCCAACTCACCAGTGCCGACTTCCCGATGCCACGGCCAGACGCCACGGCCATCCTCAACACCTCGAACATACTCGCTTTCGCCCCGTTCTTCCGGATATGCTCCGCTACATCCCTCAACACCTTACGCTGCCATTTTCTCGGCCCTGTGAAATGCTCCAGCGGCGTGCCTTTTTTACCCCACGGAAAGTTATACATCACGAACGCGTGTGGATCGTTCTTGAGCTGAGGCGACCAAAGGTGGCTCATCAACAGCTGCTCGTCCTTCGCATTGTAAATGGGTGTCTGCATCAGCGGTGGGCACCTATCGTTTTGTGGAAGTCCAAACTCTGCATCTTCTTCATAGACTCAAGCCTTTTTATCTTCTCGTCCGTTGTCTCCACCACCTCAAACCCCGCGTCCTGCACACGGGAGTTCGCGTCGTTCAAGGCCTCCGTGATGCTTATGCGCTGGTCAACCTCCAGATTGATTTGCTGCTTGGCCACCCATCCGTGTGTATGCTTGAGCAAATCAAGTGCCACTTTCACATCGCCCGCTTCAGCCGCGGTGTGCAACGTCCTTGACAACATCGCTTCTGCGTCTGCATACCCGCGCAACGCTATCTGCTCCACCGCAGGGTCAAACTGACACAGTTGCCGATACTCCACGGGCAATACACCGGAGGCAATGGCAAGATTGTCGCCCTTCAGTCCGAGCCGGGCGTTGTCATATATCTTCGTGAGCAGCTCGTCCGTTGCTTTGAGCTTTCGTGGCTCATATATCAGGGAGTGTATCATACCACAATATAAAAAAAATTTTTAACTGAAAGGCTTTTATTTTTGTCTGTTAAAAAATTGTTATATGGGTGCATGGTTAAAAAAAAATTTAACATAGAGGCTGTTTAGATAAAAAATTGTTCACGGGACCACCGTGACCGTTCACCATCCATGCTCGGTCCTCCCACCCCGGGTGCTCCAAAATGGAACAACTGTGTCAAAATGGAACAACTGTGTCATTTTGAT